AACACCCAGACCACACCGCGCGCAAAGAAAAGCCGCACCGTATTCTATCGTTGCCACCTCAAGGCAACACGACCGATGTTCTCTTCGGACAAAGTCGATTACACTGATGTTATCCGCGCTGCCTGCGAGGAACACGCCCTTGGCTGTTTCCTGGCTCGGTTCCGCATTATGTATCCGGCCTATACTGTCGTTGTCGGCAGCATACTCGTAAGCCGGGTATTCCCTCCCAAAGTCAAACATTAAACCGCTGAATTATGGCAAGCCTTGTAACCTTGCTGCTGTGGATGTTGCCCATAGCCGCAGTTTTCGGTATCGTCTACTCCGACAAGCGCATCTACGACGTCGTGGAGGTCATTCTCACCCGCGTATTTGAAAAATTCGATTAACCATGAACACGCAATACCACACCACGACAACATCCCCGGTTCTTCCGGCATCGGAGGAGCTGGTAGACATCCCGAGCGAATATATTACGGGCAACGTCAAAAAGCGTCCGACACTTAACGAATTCACATTGTCTGACAAGTCGATGAAGCTGCTCTTCAAAATGTTCGCCGCTTTTTTCGAACATAAGACACCCGGAGATGCCCAAGATTCAGATCGAGGCCAGTATTATACCTACGGGGATGTCGACGGATTCACTTTCGAAGTGGACTGGGGTGTATTTCACATCACCGTGGAGCGTCATTACCTATGGGACGATCTGTTGAGCGCCCCCGATGAGGGGTTCACGGTTACAGAAGTATGGGACACGATCTATGATTGTTCCCGTCCGTGCCTGGCAAAACGAATGAACGATTACGCAAAACGAAACAACTTATAATATTATGAGAACACGTATTGAAGTCAGAAGCCGTGCTACTGGCAAGCTGATCACCAGCCATGAGGAGAACCGCCGCATGACGGCCAAAGAAATCGAAAAGGCAAAACGGGATTGCATGCGCAATCTTGATCCGGCCAAAGTTACAGCACCGGAAGTAACCTATATCGAAGACTAAGCCATGAAAGAGTTAATCGCCATCCAATCGGAATTGAAAGCCCCCAAAGGGCAGTATAACAGCTTCGGAAAATACAAATATCGAAGCTGCGAGGATATTCTCGAAGCGGTCAAACCGATACTCAAGGCGCACGAATGCGTCCTGAACCTGTGCGACGACATCGTCGCCGTCGGGGACCGCTACTACGTGAAGGCCACGGCGCGCATCACGAACGCCGCCGGAGAGGTCGAGACGGCAACGGCCTTTGCCCGCGAGGACCTCGACAAGAAGGGTATGGACGGGTCGCAGATAACGGGTACAGCATCCAGTTATGCCCGCAAATATGCCCTTAACGGGTTGTTCTGCATCGACGATACGAAAGATGCGGACACGGACGAGCGGCACACGGAGAACGCCAACCGGGCGGCGGCACAAAGTACCAAAACAGCACAACCGTCCACGGTCCCGGCAACTGCTCCGGCCCGCAAGCGCATCACTATGGAGCACCTGGACAACCCCATTACCTGCGATCAGCTGATGAAATGGATGTATGGATTTCTCACTACAGTCAACTATGCCGCAGATTTCGACGCCGGGGCGCGTCTGCTGAAATCTTACGACGCCGATGCGGAAGTTGTCGATCGCTTCTCGGCGCTCTTTGAATCATACCGTCAGGCTCGGAAAAATGCGAAGTGATATGGAGACACAGGCAACATTGATTCGGGAAACGGCGTCTGCCTCCGAGCTGGCCGCCCGGGCTATCTCCTCGGTTGTAAACGGGGAGGTAGACCCGATAACGGCCCATATCAACATCAGCCGTATGGAAAAGGCCATAGCCCTCTACAAGGATAACGTTGATGTGCGAGACATCACGCTGCGGGAGTTATCTAAATACGGTAAGAAACAGGCGTTCGGCGACTGTGTGCTGGAAGAGTGCGAATCCGGCGTCAAATACGATTATTCGATGTGCGGCGATAGCAAGCTGGCGGATATGTACGCCACGCTGGAAGCCCTGAAAGCCGACATCAAAGAACGGGAAACGATGTTGAAGCACATACCGTCATCTGGGGTTGCAGACCCCGATACTGGCGTGGTGATGTTCCCGCCGGCTCGGAGCAGCAAAACAGTAATCAAGACAACTTTCAAAAAACAATAGGAATAATGGCAGAACTTATCAATGTGTCGTTGTGTGTCAGCGACATTCCCAGGGACAAGATTTTCGTTGCTGAAAACGGCAAGAAGTACATTTCTATTTGTGTTTCGGAACTCCGCGAGGCTGATCAGTACGAGAACACGCACTGTGTGTTCATGCGTCAGTCCAAGGAGGAGCGCGAGCGCAAGGACAAACGGGTGTATGTAGGCCGGGGTAAGTCAGTGGTATTTCGCCCGGCGGAGCCGACGCCCGATCAAGTTGCGGATTTGCCGGTCGCCGAGAACGTGGATGACCTCCCTTTCTGATGTAGTGCCGTATGGTTTACGATCTGAACACCGACATCGACCGGGAGCGCTTCAAGCGACGTGCAAACACCCTTATGGCGCGACGGGCCGTTGTCGAGTGTTCGGAGCGTAAGCCCAGGCGGTCATCGCCCCAAAACAGGTATTTGCACGCCTTACTCGGCGAATTCGCAATGCAGACAGGGTGCACACTGTCGTACGTGAAAACGGAGTATTTCAAGAGGTTTTGCAATCCGGAGTTGTTCGTGCGTGTCGAGTTCGACGAACTGATGCACAAAGAGATTGAAAGGCTCCGCTCGAGCCGGGACCTCGACACCGGAGAGATGACAACGGCAATAGAGCGTTTCCGCAACTGGGCGGCCGTGGAGGCCGGGATAGACCTGCCATCGCCTGGCGAGGCGGAGTGGATAGGCTTCATCGAAAGGGAGATGCAACACCAGCAAATATGGCTATGATATGGCAAGAATACGAACTATAAAGCCACAATTTTGGGATGACGCGAAAATAGGCCGAATCCCTCGTGACGCCCGTCTGCTATATATAGGTCTTTGGACCTTTGCGGACGATTTGGGTGTGGTGATCGCCGATCCCGTTTGGCTAAAATCAAAAATATTTCCTTACGACAGAATACAGATCCAACAACTGGAGGCGTGGTTAGGGTTGCTCGAGAAGACCGGTTTTATTAGTCTTCTCTCCGTCAAATCGGAGAGTTTCTATTATCTTCCTACTTTCTCCCGTCACCAAATAATCAATCGACCTAATTTGGACGATGTAAACATCGATAAGAAGCTATTAGACAATATTTTAGCTAAATTCACTGATCAATCAGTGATCAATCATGGATCAATCAGTGATCAATCAGTGACTATAATAGGAGAGGAAAAGGATAGGGATAGTAGTACCCCCTATAATCCCCCTAAGGGGGAAATCGGCTCTCCGGACTCTGACGATGAATCCGTAGAAAACGGATCAGAGAAAAAGAAAAGTTGCGGCAAAAGAAAAGAGACTGATTTATCCTTCGTCGAACCTTCGTTCCAGCCAGTGATGGCGGAATGGCTTGCTTACAAGTCTGAACGCGGACAGACATATCGGCAGCAGGGATTAAAGGCTTGTTATTCCAAATTGCGGGAACTTTCAAACGAGGACCCGGACATTGCCCGTAAGATCATCCGACAATCTATGGCAAATAACTGGGCGGGGTTATTCCCGCTGAAAACGACAAATGACTATGGACGAAGTGCAAAGAATCAACCCCCAGGCCCTGATGAGCTTGCTCGGGCCGTCGCCGAGGGAATCTCTCGCGCTCACACTCGCCAAGAGTGGGAGTGAGGAGGTATCCGTACTTGCAGGGCCTCCCGCATCGGCGGCACATATCGCCACGGTGGTGCATAAGCTGTCCGTATGTTTTCCGGATATGTCGAGCGAATTCTTCTCTATCCTTGCCGAGCGTATCGGGAAGACGGGAATGAGCGGGAAGCGGCTGGAATATGCCCTGAACAGGGTGCTGGACACGTTCACGTACAAACGGCTGACGATCGCCGACATCTTGGGCATCGATGTGAAATGTCGGATTCTGACGTATTCCGCGATGTGCAATGAGGTGGCCCGGAACGGCGGCAGCACGGACGATTATGCTCCGATACGCATTAGCGGGGCCGAGAAGCCCGGATGGGTGCTCAAAGGAGACAAGGCGCGGTATAATATCCCGGGCGAGTTATAATAATCACCATGACACGACACATCGAATCACACCTGCAACGAATGTGCGTCAGCTGGTTTCGACTCCAATACCCGGACATCGGGAAGCTCCTGTTCGCCGTACCGAACGGCGGCGCCCGGAGCCGCACGGAAGCCGCGATAATGAAAGCCGAGGGCGTAACGGCAGGCGTTACCGACCTTATCCTGCTGCTCGGACGTGGAGGCTTCAACGCCCTATGTATCGAAATGAAGACTCCCGACCGACGTTCCGTCCTATCGGACGCGCAAATCGAATGGCGTTCACTCGCAATCACGAACGGGAACAGACACGTCGTCTGCCGGACGATCGAGGAATTTCAGTCGGAAATACGTTGGTATTTAACAATGTGACACAACAACCATGAACAAAGAAATTAAAATATCGATCAAGAACCGCTGGACAGGTTCTATCCTTTTCGAGTATTCGAGCGTTGACAATACGCTCGCCAAAACAGTATTGGAGGCCTTGAAAG